GGGGGGGGGGTGGAGCAACTACAAGTATTTGTGCATAATACCCACATTGGAGATATTAAAAAGGGCGGCATAAGCAGAGTTAAGAACCTTTTGAAAAAAGGAAACATAGAAAATATATGGTCCGAAGTTTCCGGCGGCAACTATAAACATTTAAGGTATGATGCCGGGAAAGATGTATATTACTATGATGAATTAGAAAAAGAATTTAGTATTACCATTGAAATAACCTATAAAGAAGAAATCGCAGAATAAGTAAAGGAACATAGGAAACAGACGGGGACAACAACGGATTATTCCGGGTTGTCCCTATTGCCGTATCAAGGGGGTTATTTTTATGGGTAGAAAATACAAACAGTTAAGCCAAAATGATAGAATATCAATGGAAACACTACTTAACAAAGGCCATTCCGTACAAGAAGTTGCGGACTATTTACACGTTCACAGAAGCACCATTTACAGAGAAATGAAACGGGGCGAGTATGTACATAGAAATTCAGACTATACGGAAGAGGTGCGTTATAGTAGTGATAAGGGGCAGCAGACCCATGATTGGAACGCCCAGGGCAAAGGCAGAAACATTAAAATAGGCAATGATATTAAATTGGCGGAATACATAGAAAATAAGATTGTGGAAAATAAATATAGCCCGGAAGCGGCATTGGCAGCAGTGGCAACAAGCGGAATAGAGTTTAACACCACTATAAGCGTAAGAACCTTATACCGCTATATTGATAACGGCATATTCCTTAAACTTACCAACAAGCATTTACCCGTTAAGGGCAAGAAGAAAAAGAAAAACAAGAAAGTCCAGGTACAGAAGAGGGCAGCAGCCGGGGAGAGCATAGAGAACCGCCCGGATGAAGTGTCAACCCGTGAAACATTCGGACATTGGGAAATGGACACCGTAAAGGGTAAACAAGGCGTTACAAAATCATGTATGCTTGTATTAACAGAGAGAAAGACCAGGGACGAGATTATATTTAAACTGAAAGACCAAAAGGCGGAAAGCGTGGTGGATGCCCTGGACCGTTTAGAAAGAAAATGGGGAGATATGTTTTCTAAGGTGTTTAGAAGCATCACAGTAGATAACGGCGTGGAGTTTTCAGATTGTAAGGGCATGGAGCGTTCAGCATTGACACCAGGGGAGAAACGCACATATTTATTCTATTGCCACCCATACAGTAGTTGGGAGAGAGGGACCAACGAGAACACCAACAAGCTAATCCGCCGCCATATCCCTAAAGGGGAAGATTTTGACGAAAAGCAAGATAGGGACATTGAATTTATAGAAAATTGGATAAACACATACCCACGGGGTATTTTTGGCTTTAGAACATCAGAAGAATTATTTAAAGAAGAGTTGGAAAAAATCACGGCATAATATTTTTTCAAAAACTTGTCGCAAAACTATTGACAAAATATAAAGAGGACTTTAAGCGGAAAAAAGCCTTGACTTATATTCGCATAGTTTTTATAATGAATAGGTATATTGTAAAAACGCAGATGAGGAGTAGTAGAAGGAAAAGATGCTTTTCAGAGAGCTGCCGGTTGGTGTGAGGCAGCAGCACAGACTTTGAACTGACCTCGGAGTTCTTTCGGTGAAAAGATATTATATTGATTAGCTGAAGGCGGGAGTTCCCGTTATAGAATGAATGAGTGCATTTGACTTTGTGTCAGATGAATAAGAGTGGTACCACGGAATTAAAGCCTTTTCGTCTCTTGGATATATGAGAAGAAGAGGCTTTTCTTTATATTGATGAAAGAGAGGAATTAAGTACATGGGTACAAAGATTGTTTACAATCACAAAGCCATTGAGAAAAAATGGCGTGAGAAATGGGAAGAGACACCGGTCAATCCAAGAAATGGAAAAGACGGAAACAAGAAACCGAAATATTACTGCCTGGATATGTTCCCGTATCCATCAGGAAATGGTCTTCATGTAGGACATTGGAGAGGATATGTAATCTCTGATGTATGGAGCCGTTATAAATTACAGCAGGGATACTACATCGTTCATCCAATGGGATGGGATGCATTCGGTCTTCCGGCTGAGAACTATGCGATCAAGATGGGCGTTCACCCGGCAAAATCAACAGAGGCGAACATCACGAACATTAAGAGACAGATCAATGATATCGCAGCACTGTATGACTGGGATATGGAAGTGAATACAACAGATCCTGAGTTCTACAAGTGGACACAGTGGATCTTCGTTAAGATGTTCAAGGAAGGTCTTGCTTACGAGAAAGAGTTCCCGATCAACTGGTGCCCGTCCTGTAAGACAGGTCTTGCGAACGAAGAGGTTGTGAATGGTAAATGTGAGCGTTGTGGTGCAGAGGTTACAAAGAAGAACCTTCGTCAGTGGATGCTTCGTATTACAAAATATGCAGACCGTCTGTTGAATGACCTTGATAAACTTGACTGGCCTGAGAA